TTATAGGATTGTTTTATTCCTGCTACTGTAAATACTCACGTATTCTTTATATTGATTTGTATAAACTGTTTATAAACAAATCAAGCAACTGTTGAAGCCTTCGCTGTCGCTACGGTTTCTGTGTCCGTAACTTCGTCTTCGACTACGTTACGTCCACTAATACTTCACTAGCGTTCTCAGTGGGCACGTAGTACCCACCCAGTGGTTCGCCTTAGGCGAACAACCGTATTCTGTGTCTGCTAATTCTGTGCTACGCAATTCGACTTCTTCACATCCACTTATCCATCGTTTTATCGAAAAACGGGTATTTGTCTAATACTCGATAGCTTGTATCTCGAAAATAAGAATCACGATAAATTGACGCATATGAATGTTCGACATTATTATTATCCATTTTTACTGACTGTTTCGGTACAAATAATGATGCATCTATTTTGCATTTTTCCGAAGAACGTCGACAGGCATAAGCGTTTTCATATATAATTTTACCTGAAACTAAATCTTTTGCTCCAAATAATTTACATTTATTTATTCCGAATTTTGCCGTGTTTAATGTTCCGGTAAAATGAGTACAATTTTTACAGATTGGCACTAATAAATTATGTATCATTTTTGTATATATATAGTAAATATAATTATTTACTTAGAATAGTAATAATGAAAATACTGTTTCGAATATGTAATAAATAAAAACATAAAGATAAATCAATAATTATTATATATGGCATCCAATAATATCGATAATTGGGAACAATATTTAACAAATGAAGATTATGTCTATCTAATTCAATATATAGACAATATAAAAAATGGTATTTTAAATGACAAAATGATTATTTTGGTTGGACCAAGTAGAAGCGGAAAATCTACTTTACAAAAAAATATTTCTTCATATTTGGGTGATGAATTGTGTGGAGATTATCAACTGTCGTGTGACTTCATTTATAATGAAAATATAAAAACCATTAGAATTTTTTTGTGGAATTGATAAAACATCTTATAACAAGAAAACAAATCGAGCAATTATAAACTGTATTAAATACAAACAGTCGTTTATTGCCGACACAAATCATATAGAAAGAATAAATAATAAACTTCTTGAATATTCGAGAATTATTACGATGAGCCATATTTTTTGAACTCCTTCGACTACGTCTACGGAGTTCAGTCGCTCACCTGCGCCTTGCTTCGCAGTGGCTTCGGCTCGCTCCAATCTAAACATGTCTAGGTGTTTGGAGATTTCCGGAGACGATAGTCACTGCGTAGCAAGGAAATCGTTAAACTCCGTAGACGGTAGCCGAAGGAGTTTAGTGGATGTGAAGAAGTCGAAGACGAATTCGCAGACACAGAATACGGAACGCTAGCGAAGTATTCTGATAATATATGGAGCGAACAGGAGCGTCAGCGGAGGTGAGCGACTAAACTCCGGAGATGTGCAACGCATATCGAAGGAGTTTATTATAAACCATGTTTATGCTTCCAGTTTTTCCGTTTTTGGCAATAAAGGTTTATTAGTATTATTTGTTTCCTGTTCAATTATGGCCCCCTCGTCTACATAATTTCCTGATTTTATTGCATTTATATCGTTCATCAGTTTTTTAGAGATAGAATTATTCGTTTGTTCAAATACATTGATAAGTGACGCTAAAATATTGAGACCAACTCCCACCCAAATCAGATATTTTTGGTCGTATCCGGCTGCAATGGTAGTAGTTAATATGCCAACCGACTGAACTATATGAAACAAATATATAAGTACTGAATTGGTTGCATTGAGGCAATGTCGTTTTTCTAAAAAAAATTTCAAATCTTCCAACTTATTATCATCGAATATTTGTTGTATTTTGCCTGATAATTCTGGATTCATGCTCAATTGGCGCTCACGTATACATATATAGAATATATGTATTTATACCAAATATTTGATTATTGGTCGTTGTGTTTTTATCGAGTGTAGGTAGATAATGCGGAACGCCAGTAGGGACCTACCTGTTTTACCGGTGATTCTGGACCTTAAACATTGGTATAGGGTATGCGACGGAGTCGAGAACGTGACTTTAGTGGACGTAACGAAACAGCACAGCGAGACTTGCGTAGCATAGAAGTTACGGACACAGAAACCGTAGCGACAGCGAAGGTTTCAGCAAAACCGAATATATAAATACAGTTGTACCACACCAGTTGAACATGTTAATCATACAATTTTATTTAAAATATTACACATTTAGAAAAATTAAATTTTAGTTTTTTATATAATATATTATATAGAGAATGGAGAACGGACGAATGATGTTGGTGCATTCCATAATAATTGGTATTTTATTATACCTATTTATGTTTTTTATACTTGGACAAAAACAAATAGTGGCTGAAAATCGAAGTATTTTATTGGCTGCGTTGATATTGGTATATATGATTTTATTTGGTCATGGATTACCGGGTTCAATAAACAAAAATTTATTTTAGTATATTATTATAATAATTGTAATAATATAGTTATTTTGGAAAGCCGGATTTCTGCCGATAGAAATTAAGACAAAACAAATGGTATCGGGTATGTATCACCGAGTCCGGGGCGTTTTTATCGAGTATATAAAATAATAATGTATTATATATTTACTAGCATGTATGGTAATAATAAAATAATAGTAATTCACATATTTTTGTATATCAATCTGTATAAATAATCCATCCGACTTTTTGAAAAGATTTACCCTCAACTTTTTTTTTTGGACATTTTTAAAAATGTCCAATTTGTCCGACCTGAGAATATCTTTGAAAACGACAAAAGTGAAAAACCAGTTTGTTATCATATTGCAGTAAATTGTGTTTTTTCGTTGAAAAACTGGCTGCACAAAAATTTTATATATTTAATGCGGAAAAGGGTTTAGAAGTTTTTCAGTTGTTATATAAATCAACGAAAAATACATAATGGACGTAAAAAAACATCGATGTGATAATTGTGACTTTGAATGCTGTAAAATTGGAGATTGGAAACGTCATTTGTCTACCCGAAAACACGTAAAATCAACACAAAACAACACAAATACATCATTCATTTCGACTAAGTTTGAGTGTCATTGTGGTAAAGAATACAAAGAGCGATCTGGATTATGGCGTCACATGAAAAAATGTTCTCAACAATCGATTGAACCAGTAACGGACGAACCGCCTATAGAAAATACATTTGTACAAGCGTCGGCAGAACCCATTGATCATGCTGTTTTATTTGAAATATTAAAACAAAACCAAGAATTCAGAGAACTTATGTTGGAACAAAATAATAAAATATTCGAACAAAATGAAAAAATAATTGAATTGTCCGGTAAAATTGGAAATACTACCAATAATAACATTAAAAAGCAGAATAATAATTTTAATCTCAACTTTTTCTTGAATGAAACCTGTAAGAATGCCATTACTTTAGATGATTTCGTCGAATCGTTACAAATAAATACACAAACTGCCGAATATGTGGGAAAACATGGGTTTATAAACGGAATTACCAATATTTTTATGAATGGTCTGAAAGAATTAGACGTACATATGCGTCCGATTCACTGTACAGACGTAAAACGAGAAACCATGTATGTGAAAGGAACTGAGTGGGAAAAAGACGACGAAACGAATCCAAAAATGAAAGCAGCAATAACAGATGTATCCAATAAAAATCTGAAACAATATCCCATTTGGATCGAAGAGAACCCAGACAGTAAAATAGTCGGAACTGATAAATACGAAGAACAGTTGAACATTATGATGGGATTGTTGGATGTCCGAACAAATAAGGAACATATTATAAAAAATATAGCAAAACAGGTATTAATTGATAAAAATGTTTGATTTTTGAATATTTTCGATGTTTTTGTGTCCAGGTTCTCTCACTTTTTCTAAAAATGTGACAAAAATGTTGGAAAATCCGAATATAATTCGTAATTCAGAGTATTTGCATGGGGCTTGTCGGCGCTACGCACCGATACCGGGGCGTTTTTCGAGTGTACAAATATATTGTTGATTAATATATTTGTTAGCATGTATGATAATAATAATAAAATTTACGTTCGATAGCATATATTTTATAAAATGGTTCATCCGACTTTTTAAAAAGATTTACCCTCCACTTTTTTTTTTGGACATTTTTAAAAATGTCCAATTTGTCAAACCTGAGAATATCTTTGAAAACGGCAAAAGTTGAAAACAGGTTTGTTATCATATTGCAGTAAATTGTGTATTTTCATTGAAAATATGGCTGCACAAAAAAATTATATATTTAATGCGGAAAAGGGTTTAGACAACTTTTCTGTTGATAATAAATAGAAATCTATAATTTGTGTCAACCAAATGGTAGTAAAAAGTTGCGTTGATTATACGTGCGAATCATGTAACTATACTACGAGCAATTTATTTAATTTCAACAAACATTGTTCTACTCGTAAACATATAAAATCAACAGAACTTCAACAAAAAGTGGCGTATTCGTGCGAAAAATGTAATATTATATACAAAGAGCGAACCGGATTGTGGCGTCACCGAAAAAAATGTTCTCAACAATCAATTGAACCCGTAACAGACGAACCGCCTATCGAAAATACATTTGTACAAGCGCCAGTACAAGCGCTGGCAGAACCCATTGATCATACTATTTTGTTTGAAATATTAAAACAAAATCAAGAATTCAGAGAACTTATGTTGGAACAAAATAATAAAATCATGGAACAAAATGAAAAAATGGCGGAACAGAATGAAAAAATAATCGAATTATCCGGTAAAATTGGAAATACTACCAATAATAACATTAAAAAGCAGAATAATAATTTTAATCTCAATTTTTTCTTGAATGAAACCTGTAAAAATGCAATTTCTTTAGACGATTTCGTCGAATCGTTACAAATAAATATACAAACGGCCGAATATGTGGGAAAACATGGGTTTATAAACGGAATTACCAATATTTTCATGAATGGGCTGAAAGAATTAGACGTACATATGCGTCCGATTCACTGTACAGATGCAAAGCGAGAAACCATGTATGTGAAGGGCATTGAATGGGAAAAAGATGACGAAACCAATCCAAAGATGAAAGCGGCAATCACCGATGTATCCAATAAAAATCTGAAACAATATCCCATTTGGATCGAAGAGAACCCGGATAGTAAAATAATCGGAACAGATAAATATGAAGAACAGATACACATCATGTTGGGAATGTTAGATGTCCGAACAAATAAAGAACAGATTATAAAAAATATAGCAAAACAGGTTGTCATTGACAAAAATGCCTGATTTTGATGTATTTTCGATGTTTTTATATCCAGGTTCTCACACATTTCTAAAAAAATGTGACAAAATAATGGAAAATACAAATATGATTCGCAATTCAGAGCAATCGCATGAGGCTTGTCGGTGCTACGCACCGAGACCGGGGCGTTTTTTGACGCGAATTGTTCACGATACGATACAATTATTATTTATTGTTAGCATATATGGTCTGACCATAATTATAAATATTTATTTTACATAATAAACATTTATAAACAACCTCAAATATCTATTTTGGAGCGAACCGGAGCGTCAGCGGAGGAGAGCGACTGAACTCCGGAGATGTGCTACGCATATCGAAGGAGTTTGGAGCATTAGTAGACTTTACGTTTCTGGTTTTTACCGGTTTCGGTTGATTTATTACTATATTTTGTATCGGTTCGGTCATAATAATTTCTGGCGCTTCGATTTCTTCGCAGAATAAAGAAGAATCCGTTCGTTTTTTACAGTATCGTTTATGTGCAGACATGCCAGATTGGTTTTTCGCTACATAATCGCAGTATTCACAAACATATTTACTCGAAGAAAACGCATACCGAGTAGACAAATACGCTTCCAATGTAGGAAGTTGAATGTCTTCAATTTGTTTTATCATTTTTTGAGTAAAATCCTTAACCGTTTTGATTTGTGCCATCTTGTGTGAAGCAAATGTTTGATATTCTCGGTTAATATCATCCAAAATATCCGTATCGATACTATAACCTTCACCAGTAGTTGCCACCAATTCATCGATTTTCATTTTAAAATTATCAATCACATCGATTGCTATTTTGATTTTCTCGGCATCGTTGTTCGTTTCGTGAACATATAAGAGAACATTTGTATTATGGATATTTATTTCAAAGTTCTCTTTATTTGCAATACCATAATTTTGCGCCAAAAACAGACCACAACATTTTTGGGTTTCAACATCCCTTATAAACTTTTTAACTTCTTCCTGAACAACATTTTTATTCCAATTTTTGTTCTCAATTAAAATAGTAGGTTTGTTTTTTCGAGTTAACATGATATCTCCGGTTTCTTTGTGTTCTCCTACAAAATCAATTTGTCCTTGTGGATATAAGGAATGTAATATATTGAATATAATGTTCTCGGAACATTTCCCTTTTGAACTAGAAACATCCATTTTTTTCAATAATTCATTTACATCATTATGTAATGATGCCTGAGATGTTTGGTTTGTGGCAGACAATGATTTAATATCAAAAATATGGTTCTCAGTTGAATTTTTAATTTCTCCGATACGTGTGTCCAATCTTTGTTCGGAAGAATTAATCATAGAATTTATTATTTGTTGTGAATTAGATAAAGTGGTTGAGAACTTACCATCCAAATTACAAAGAAAATCATCAAATGATTTTTGATTCAACGTACTTTTCAATAATTTATTTGTATCTTCCGAAATGGAATTATGAAATTGTTTCATGGAATCATTTATTTGTTTTGTCAGGTTCTCGTTGTTTTTTGGAACGATGTCATTAATCATTATAAATGTCTTATCAAGCATAATTCCGTTATACTCTTTTATCAGAGGTGTTATTTTCTCTGTGGTATTGTTTGATAGAATCATTTTAACATCTTCAATGTATTCTCTTCGGAAATCAGAGAACTTTGAACTGAAATTGATAAGTGTATCGCTTTGTAGTTTATTCACGTTTTCAGATACTGCAGTAAGTTGTGCTTGTAATCCTTGTATATTACTTAGCAACTGGTGAGCAATGTTGTTCGTCAAAGATGAGTTCATATTTTGGTATAGATTTATCATTATATCTGTAAAAATATCATTCATAACCGTGAAATCGAGATTCTGATGTTCATTATAAAAATTTAATACCTTCTTGCTGCTGCAAAAAAGTGTAGGGGGCTCCATATTGGAATATATAATATATTAGGCTGTCTTTATATTATATTTGGTTTAAATATTTACCAATATTTTGAAACAGTTTTTTAAAATAATTAAAATTGGACCAATTGTTTACCAAATTATTGAAACAGTTTTAAAATAATTTTAAAATTGGACCAAAAGTTTACCAAATTATTGA